ACCTGAAGAGACCGCCGGTCCCGTAGAAGAAGAAGCACCTGAAGAGACCGCCGGTCCCGTAGAAGAAGAAGCACCTGAAGAGACCGCCGGTCCAGTTGAACAGGTCGCCGCAGATATCCGTAACATTCTTACTGAAGTCCCTACAACTACTCCAGTTGAAAGTAGTGAACCCGTAGTTTCTGATCAATTATGTTCACTTAAAACTTTAGTAGAAGTTTTGGGCAAATGGTCTGGAAATGAAATTAGAAGAAGACACGTTGAAAATCTATTAAAAGAAGGGACAGAAGTTGATGAGAACTTAGATGATATTGAAAAATTTGTAGAAGTTCTAAAACTATGGATCGGAGAAGGTGGTCCTACATTCAGAGAACATAACCATTTTAAAAAATTAGATGAATATACATTATCAGGCGATTCTATAAATTTATCAGAAGAAAAAAAGGTAGAAGTTTTAAAAACATTAACTGAATTAACTATTAATGTTTCACATAGAAGAAAAAGTAATGAAGAGATTCAAAATGTTATGAATAATCTTTATTAATTTATTTTTATAAAATATATTTTAATTTTTTTAGTTTATTTAATTTAATTACTGTAAGCTAAACCACCCATACCCGACATGATACGGAGGACATTGTAGTTAACTGCGTAGACATTTACAGGTTTTGCTAAGGATTGAACTAACTGAGCATTGTCAATGCGCGAGAAGTTACAGGTTCCAGAAGGCTGGTGCTCTTCGGGTTTAAGGGCGAAAGAGTATACGGCTATTGTGTCAGTATTATTACCGGTCGATGTTTGCGTACAACCATAACCAGTATGGTGTTGCCATACTTGAGTTCTTGTGAAATATCTGAGATCTCTCTCTTTAAAGCGATCATGACCATTTAATTTGAGTAGAGCGGTTTCGTCAAGAGCAGAAGCACAGAGTTTATCTCTTTCATATAATAATAATGCTGTCGCGAGCGACAACCCTACTTTCCGCTGACCGGACCAGATTAATTCTTTAACGGGGTGATTAAAATTAAGATCAATAGTTCCACCTGTTCCTTCTGATGCAAACTGAACTTGTTCAATAAGGTATTCGTGTGAAACTTGAGCAAAGCGTCTGCGCTCATCGGTATCAAGGTAAATATAATCGCACCATAGTTTAAAATCTGTTCCTGCATCAGTGACATTCTCAGCCCCACCCACAGCTTGACCACTTGTGGCAAAAGTGGAGCCGTCATCAATTGCAATTAATTTATCTATCCCTTCAAAAGTAATTTTAACTTTTACTTCGTGGTATTGTAGAGCGATTAAAGGTAATGCTAAACCAGGATTACGACAAAACCAGAAATATAAAGGGACAAACAGTTTAGCAATAGCAGTATCTTTACCACCATCATTGGAAGTCGTGGTAAAACCATTCGCTTCGGGAGTTGCTGCAACTTCTGTATCCACTCCAGTTCCATTTCCACTCATAAGATTAAATAAGGTACTCTGAGAGCCAGTTGGATTAAATTCTGTTAACTGTGAATAAACAGAATGCCAGTGACCATAATGCTTATCAATTCTTTGACCGCCAATTTCTAATTCGCATTCTTTCATTACATGACTTCCATAATCACAACCGATTGCTAAGGTTTCGTTATTGTTTACGGTTTTTAAACTTACATCATGCTCCAAATACATTCTGTGAACTAAATCACCATTTCTGGAGATTGTGGCAACAACATCAGAACCGAAATCAGCAGAACCACTGAATGTTTGGACAATAGATTCCATAGAGAAGTTAGTGTGTCTGCGGTAGACGACTTTGAAGAAAGTAATTTGTGGGTTACCAGTAAGGTAAATATCTTGTGCGCCATAAGCTACTAATTGCATTAATCCTCCTCCCATTTTTTGTTTTTATAATATAACATAGAAAAAAATTTTAAAGAAATTAATTTAATTAATTTAAATTCTTTTAAAAGAATTGTTAAATGAATAAAAATATATTAAATATAAATTACTTAGTTAGAATAAGCTAAACCACCCATACCACTCATGATACGGAGGACATTGTAGTTGACGGCGAAGATTGTTAGTTTAACTGTGTTGGTGGGTCCTGAAGTGTCCTTTGCAATGAGTGTGGGCGTACCCCGGACCGCAACTTTCAGACCCGATCCAACCAATTGTGCGTTATCAATTCTTGAGAAATTACAAGTACCCGAAGGTTGATGTTCTTCAGGTTTAAGAGCAAAGGAATAAACAGCAATAGCGTCTGAACCCATAGGGGCAGCCGCATCTGTATCTAAATCAGAGTTAGTTACGCCAAATGTTGGTACAGCACCATATCCAGTGTGATGTTGCCATACTTGAGTTCTAGTGAAATATTTATTATCTCTTTCTTTAAAACGATCATGTCCATTCAGTTTCAATTGCCAAGTACCTTCCATAGTATCCAGAGAAACAGGACTAGCAGTTGTATCTCCCTGAGCAGTTCCAGCTGCGCCCAGCGGTTGGCATCTCCCTTTATCGGTACCAACAGTTTCATTTCTCATAGTCCAGACTAATTCCTTAACTGGGTGATTGAAATTAAGATCAATTGATGGTGATGCTGAATTAATAATACTTTCCGAATACTGTAATTGTTCAATTAAATATTCGTGAGATACCTGGGCGAATCTACGTCTTTCATCAGTATCTAGATAGATATAATCACAATATAAATTAAATTCTTTTCCATCCAATTTGACCTTACCTGTACTAGTACCTATGGGCATGGGGATAGCGTTAGCGGTAAATTCATTATTGGCGGATCCATCATACCTCCCCAAATTAGCAATTGTTTCAAAAGTCATTTTAACCTTGACTTCATGGTATTGAAGGGCAATTAACGGTAATGCGAGACCAGGATTGCGGCAAAACCAGAAATTTAATGGTAAAAATATTCTCCCAATATCAATTTTAGCTGACGCTGACGATGACACACCTTTAGTATAATCGAATCCATTAAAAACCCCATTAGCGGCCCCAAAACCACTATCAGTATTGTGATATGTAGAAGTATTAAATCCGTACCCATTCCCGCTCATTTTTTGATATAAAGTTCCATCCGAATTCGATCCGACGAGTACAGCTGTAGGATCCAAATTCCCCCCGAAATGACCACTTGGATTAAATTCAGTTAAATCAGAATAAACACGATTCCACATGGAAGTATGTTTATCAATTTTTTGACCACCAATTTCAATTTCACATTCTTTGATTAATGAATCACCATATCTTTCAACTAATCCAATCTGGTCGTCATTGTCTGGATCCACGCTTGTAAAATTAGCGGCGTGTTCCAAATACATTCTGCCAACTAAATCACCATTTCTGGAGATTGTGGCAACAACTTCACCACCGAAGCCAGCAGTACCAGAGAATGTTTGAACAATAGATTCCATGGAGAAGTTAGTGTGTCTGCGATAGACGACTTTGAAGAAAGTAATTTGCGGGTTACCAGTAAGGTAAATATCTTGTGCGCCATAAGCTACTAATTGCATTAATCCTCCTCCCATTTTTGTTTTTATAATATAACATAGAAAAAAATTTTGGGGAAACTAAATTCTTTTTTTATTTTTTATTTATTTTTTTATAAAATATGTTAAAATTTTTAGTTTATTTATTTAATTACTGTAAGCTAAACCACCCATACCAGACATGATACGGAGGACGTTGTAGTTGACGGCGTAAACGTTATAAGCTGCCGCATTGGTAGCAGTTAATTGGGCGCTATCAATTCTTGAGAAATTACAGGTGCCAGAGGGTTGGTGTTCCTCAGGTTTAAGGGCAAATGAATAAACAGCAATGGCATCAGAATTAATTGTTGAACCATATCCAGTGTGGTGTTGCCATACTTGAGTTCTTGTGAAGTATTTAGTATCTCTTTCTTGGAAGCGGTCATGACCATTCAGTTTTAACTGGAAATTTCCTGACATTGTTTCGGGGAGCCTTTTGAGGAGGAGCTCACGGCGGGCGGGGCCGATTCCCAGGTCGTCACCGGGGGCGGTAAATATAGAAGATGGTGTTCTGGTCCATATTAATTCTTTAACAGGGTGGTTAAAATTTAAATCTAAAGTGCCCCTATTATCAAAACTTTGGAATTGTACTTGTTCGATTAAATATTCGTGTGATACTTGAGCGAAACGACGTCTTTCCTCTGTGTCTAGGTAAATATAATCACACCATAAATTAAAATCCTGAGTTATAAGCCCGTCATTAATGTCTGATACCGTGTGGTTGGTGAGGCCGGGAACCACGACGCTCTGCGCATCGCCGACCGTATCATTAGCATCTGTGAACGGGGCGTTCATGACGTTATTACTATCGCCCTCAACTGTATTGTTAAATAGGTTTATTTTATCGTCGAATGTCATTTTAACTTTAACTTCATGATATTGAAGAGCGATTAAAGGCAGCGCTAGACCGGGACTACGGCAAAACCAAAAATATAAAGGAATAAATATTGTTGCACTTGCGACGTCCGCGATGGCCCCAGCTTGAGCATTGATAGTCCACGAACCCATAGTCCGCATCCCTGCCTCGCCAGGACCGGCGTTTAAACCCGTAGAAACAGGACCGCCATTGCCAGACATAGTATTAAATAAGGTTGATTTCACAGCGGACCCTTCCTCGAGGCCCCCGAATGTGGTGAAGGCGCCGTAGTGTGAATCGACATCAACAAGGTCGTAACCATTAGATTGAGCTCCTGATGGATTAAATTCAGTTAATTGGGAATAAACTGAGTGCCAGTGACTATAATGTTTATCAATACTCTGACCACCAATTTCTATTTCACATTCCTTAATTAAATTAGATCCATAATTCGGGCAGATATTAATATACTGGTGGGCGGCTGCACTTGCCGCCACCAATTTAACAACATGCTCCAAATACATTTTGCCAACTAAATCACCATTTCTGGAGATTGTGGCAACAACTTCATTACCAAAGTGAGCAGTCCCACTGAAAGTTTGTTTAATGGATTCCATAGAGAAGTTAGTGTGTTTGCGATATACAACTTTAAAGAAAGTAATTTGTGGGTTTCCAGTAAGGTAAATATCTTGGGCGCCATAAGCTACTAATTGCATTACCCCCCCTCCCATCCAGTTTTTTATAATATAACATAGAAAAAAAAAAAAAGAAAATTAAATTCTTTTAAAAAAGACTATAATATTTAGAAAAATTATTATTAATTTAGTTACTGTATGCTAAACCGCCCATACCAGACATGATACGGAGGACATTGTAGTTGACGGCGAAGATTGTGTCAACATTGACTGCTGTTCCAGTAGAAACTAATTGAGCATTATCAATGCGAGAGAAGTTGCACGTACCAGATGGTTGATGTTCTTCAGGTTTAAGGGCAAACGAATAAACAGCAATAGAGTCATCGAATTTTCCCGGACCTCCGGAGTTGGCCGGAGTGATTCCACCCGGACCAGAGTGATGTTGCCATACTTGAGTTCTGGTGAAATATCTGAAATCACGAACAGCAAAACGATCGTGTCCATTTAGTTTAAGTCCAAATGTTACGTTTGCTGCGCTGCCATGAACACCGGTGTTCGCAGTGACATCGACCCCAACTTTCGATTTTTTTACTGTCCATATCAATTCTTTTACAGGATGGTTGAAATTGAGATCAGTGTTCCCGCCGGTGACGGCTACTGTCACAGTCTGTTCTTGAACCTGTTCAATTAAATATTCATGGGAAACCTGGGCGAATCTTCGACGTTCATCGGTATCGAGATAGATGTAATCAGCCCATAATGAGTTTTTCCCAGTCGCCCAGGACAAAGTTATTGTATGATTAAGAATAATTTTAACTTCATGGTACTGAAGGGCGATTAGGGGTAATGCCAGACCTGGATTACGACAGAACCAAAATTGTAATGGGACAAAAACTTTTGTGAATCCGGTGCCGTCGCCCGAGGTTACATTTACACCACCCATACCGCTCATTTTTTGAAATGATGTTGCGGTTTCGCCCGCGGCGTTTGAAACAGTCCCTGTAGGATTAGGTTCAGTTAATTCAGCCCATGTTTCCATCCATAAACCAGTATGTTTATCAATCTTTTGACCACCAATTTCTAATTCAACATCTGTAATCCATGAAGCGCCCGGATTGTCCATGTTCCGGACGCTTCCGCCGGCCGCTTCGGTAATTTCCAAATACATTCTGTGAACTAAATCACCATTTCTAGAAATAGTGGCGGTACAACGACCATTGCTATCTTGTGTCCCATTCCAGGTTTGTTCAATAGACTCCATAGAGAAGTTAGTGTGTCTGCGGTAGACAACTTTAAAGAAAGTAATTTGTGGGTTACCAGTAAGGTAAATATCTTGTGCGCCATAAGCTAC